ATCGGGTTGCCCTCATTCCACCCGGCAAGGTACAGCATATATCGACCTTCCAGCGTGTGATCGTCGCAGAGGCGCGACAGTGGCAGTTCCAGCAATGCCACGTCCTCGGTGTGCTGCGCTGCGCCAAAGTAGCCAAAGCGTAGGCGCTCGCTCTTGGTAGGTTGCGGTTTGAATTGGTCGTAAAGTAGGTGCGGCACGTTCTCGCAGATTGTCACGTTCCGGTTGAGCTTGACGATCTCATCGCGGAGGTACGTCGTAGTCGTGATGACCGCATCCGCAAGCTTGACGTGTTCGGCGACAATCGCAGACATGTTCGTGTCGTGGTAGTGCTTGTAGAAACTGTGGCCAGTGCCAAGATGCCAATAGTCGTCCATGTCAAGAATGATCTTCGCGCCGTACTGTCGTAGGATGTCAGCGACAGGCTTGACCGCCTCAATTGGCCCTGCGATCCAAGTGCGATTATACAGGAACACGTCGATCGTCCGCAGCTCTTCATCGCTCATGGTGCGCACGTCAGCGATGCTCACGAACTCGGCCTCGCTGCCGAACATCTCATGGACGCGGCTTGAAGGCATCTCCAAGCGGTAATAGCTGCACCCTGTCGGATGCTGATTATAAACTATACATACACGCATGAACAAAGTTAGCCCAAAAAAAAGAACCCTGCGCCACCATCCGCAGGGTTCTCCAACCAACCAAAATGCACGCTAATATACGTTACGAACCGCCAGTGATCTGCGTTCCGCTGGTCAAAGCTGTAATTATTGAAGATGACACTTCGCTGCATGGCAACTCCTCCATGCCCGTAAACGTCATCTCATAGCCATTGCGGTCACCCATAGCCGTTCCTGTTTGCGCAGTTCCAGCGGTAACATCCAAACCATTCGAGCGACCCAGCAGCCAGTATTTGCCGTTCCTGTCAGTGACAATAGCCATCAGCCTATTCAACCCCAGCAGTCGCAGTTCGTTGCGCACAGCTTGCGTCATGCGGTTAATCGGGAACATTAACTCTTGTGTGTAGAAAATCGTGCCGTTTTCGGTTGAGGCGTTGACAGTTTCGGTGAACTGACCAGCGCCCTTCGGTACTTCGTATTTGTAAAATCCTGATGCAGGGAAAGTGCCAGTGACAACGCCCGAAGCATCCACGGCAATAGTACCAGTGACGCTGTTGAAGGCGATGAGGCGTACCTCCGTGATGCCGCCCACATTGTCGCGGCATCCTAATTTATATCCAGTTGTTAAGGCGCAAGGCATGTCTATTTCGTTTAGTTATTGACAAAAGAAAAGAAGCGGGGAGGGTTGCCCCTCCCCACGTCATCAGCCTGCAGGTGTAGTCGCGTTAGACGCTTTATACAACACCATCTGTTCAGGGAAGGCAAACTGCACACCGTACTTAAACGCTGCTTGGAAGCGCACTTGGTCATTGTCGTAGGATGCCCAGATGCGGAATTGATCTTCGTCGGAGAGCAAGTCTGTGCCGTAGTACAGGTTCTCAAGCGAAGTAGCAACGATCCTGCGCGTGTTGTTCATACCGTTGACTGCAACGATCTTGAGGTTCGTGCCGGGGTAGAACATCTCACCACCACCAAGCTGTCCGAGGTCGCCTTGGAATAGGTTTTCGCTGACCAGCTTATTAGCTAACAAGCGATACACGTCCCATCCGCAAAAGGCAACAAGGTCAGGCCTGCTCACGATCGCGACAGGGATGTTTTGATATACGTTTTCAAAAGCCGAAACGATAGTCGCATCGCTGAACGCAGCACCTGCCAACGATGACACGATAGACGCTGATGCCGTGGTTTTCTCCATCAGGTGCAAAAGTCCTACGGTTTTGTTCAAAGTCGCGTCACCGCTTATTGTAGCCGACCCTCCAGTCCATCCAGACGCGCCTGTCGCCGATGTCGACTGCCAAATAGCAGTCTCGATGTTAGCGGCGATCTTCTTAGCCTTCTGCGTTGCGAAAGCCTGCTCAAACGGCACGCCTTCGTAGTTGCTGCCCTGTGAAAGCTGGGTGGCAAGCCACTTTGTTTCCAACTCGCGAGGACACAACTCCTCTTGCACCTTCACACGCGCAACGCTGATAACGCGCTGGCTGAATGTTGTAGTTCCGTTGGCTACCCACGCGCACGCTGTAGCCGATTGAAACACGGCGTCGGTGTCCATAAGGTTCAACGCCTCTTGATTTTTTACGCCAACGCGCTTCTGCATCAGCGTCTGCGTTTTCGCGTCGAAAACGGCAGTGGTCAACAACGGGAGCTTATTCTGCTCAACGTAGTCGGTTAGTCCTCCAATTGAAAATGACATAGTTTATTTTTTAAGGGTTTTTAGGGTTTCATTCAATTCTGCAAGGCGGCTGGCGCGGCTCATCTTCACGGATTCAACAACCGCGTCGCTTGCTCTTTTCTTTGGCGCAGCGGTAGGCATCTGCGCCAACGCTGACAACGCCGTGTCAATAGTGCTGAACCTTGCGGCGTTAGCTTCAACCTCGCCGCCCATCTTCGCCATCATCTCCTCAACCTTTGCAGCCAAGGCAGCGATAGCCGCCTCCATAGCTTGCATCCTCTCTTCGTGCGGATCAGCAGGGTTCTCTTCGCCTTCGGGTGTCACTTCAATCTCTACCTCTTGCGCCTCAACGGCTTCAGTTGCCGGTGCTGGTGCAGCGTCGCCGATCTCAACGATCTTGCCGCCCTCGGTGGTCACCACTCCGACCTCTGGGATGCTATGCGCGCCATCAGGTGCAGGTAGCAACCCCTCTTCGGTGACGACGTAGACCAACGTGCCAACGGCTAACTCGCCATCGACGCGGATCATCGTGCCATCCTCCAATTTATAGTCGCTGAACGCCAACGGCGCAGCTGCTGGCGCTGGTGCAGCGGAGAAGCTACGCAGCACGCGTGTTAATTCTGAAATTCGATCTGATAGGTTCATAGTGTTAAATATCATTGGTTTTGATAGTATGCAAAAAACTTTCAAAGGCTTGGGCAAACTCCGCCATCGCCAGCTCTATCTCCGTGTCCGTTGGCTGCATCCCGAAGTAGCCTTCAATGCTGAACCCGGTGAACTGTTCGCGATCCTCCCACACTTTGTCGTTCTCGACCTTGAAGCTACCAAACCAGCTGCCATCCTTCGCGTCCTCGTAGCCATTCGGTGGGTTGATGCCGCGTTCCCTGTCGATCATCCAGCTTTCAAACATATACACGCCATCAATGGCGGTGCTGTGTTCAGCGTTGACGTTGTGCTGATTGCCCTGCTTGAAGTACTTCTGCACCATCTTGCGGATGGTTTCCCTTTGGAAAATAACGAAATACTCGCCCCGCGTTTTGTCGCGGCGTATGATCGGCGTGTCTGCCAGCATCAACGGCCCTGTCAATACGCGCTTTTCCCCTGTTTCGGTAAATCGCATCTTCTCTTTGCTAAAGGCCTGAAATGGCCGCTCAATCGCAGGGGATTCAACGAGGGCGACGTAGCTGACGCCTTCGTCAACTTCGTCAATGGTCATCAGGTATACTGGTAGTTCCATAGCCTTAAATATCATCAGTTCCCCAACTGTGCAAATTCGCTGATCCTACGCAAGCGCCCTGATACTGTGCGCACGTCTGATTCAACGACATAGGCGCGCATGCCTTGACCTTGCCCTGCGCCTGCACCTTCATTCGGGTTGGTCAGCTGACTATTCGGGTTCATCACTCCGCCTCCCGATGCGAAGCCTCCTGTCGTTGGAGGTGCTGACCCGCCACCGCCGCCCATATCGGCATTTGACGATCCCTGAAACTGCTGGTTGCTGATAGCCTTAACGCGGATTGCCGCTGCCGCCGCTGCCGCCGCCGCCAAGATATAACTCAACGGAGGTGGTGCTGACTTAAACGCTTTTTGCGTTGCCGTGATGCCGTCAATTATTGCAGTACCCATTGACGCCTTCTTGTTGATGTCAAAGGCTCTGCGCTGTGCTTTTTCGCTCTTGCCGGAAAATAGCGTTGTTAAGTCTGCGATGCCTTGCAGCACTTGCTTGGCGCGATCAATTTTGCGCTGCGCCCTCATTGCATCAAGTGCATCATCATCCGCGTCTGCTTTTTTCTGCTCTGCGACGCCTGTTCTTTTGACAACCACTAACTCCTGCTCAACTTGTTTGCCTTTTTGTAAAAACTGCTCCAAGCCATTAACACCAGCGTAGATATATGACGCATCATTCTCGGCCTTCTTCTTGTTAAAGGCTTCAACGGCTCGAAGGTAGTCCTCCTGATCCTTCTTCTTTTTATCGAGCGCCTGCTTGTTGATATACACCTCGTATTGCGCCCGCAATAGGTTGTGCTTGTGATAAGCCTCTGCCAGAGCTTCCTCGTCTTTAGCGTTTTTAATTCTCTGCCTTGATAAATCAAACTCTTTGGCGAAGATTTGCATCTGCGATTCGCCTCTTGCCTCCA